TCCAATCTTCCATCCGTTTGTCTGGATGTTCCAGGTCGCTCCGTTTGTGCTGGTCGTAAATGGGCCAGAGTCAAAGTCACCGTAAGCAAGATATTCATACGGAGAGGAACCAATACCAAATCCAGTAATTGCGTTAATGAAATATCCAGCGCCGACAGGGGAAAGCATCTGGTTGTATGCACCGTGCGCGATCCAGTCATCAGCAAGAACAAAGCCGTAGCTCCAGTCAGTATCCCTGGATCCGAAGTTATCGAACTCGGAGGCTGATGGCGTGATCTCCAGGTAATGGGAAGAACCCAGTCCTGAGTGATAATAACCACCGGCGGTGGCGGCTCTCTTGCCAGCAATAACGCTGGATATCGCGGCTGCTTTCTGACCAGAGTCGCTCATAAACTGAGTGGAACTATTGCCAAGGACACTACCCTGAGACGGTAGCGTGGCAATATTTTGCCATTCGTATACGCCATCGATACCGCTGCTCGAGTTATACTTGAACGCAAGTAACTGATCGAGGGTGAAGTTATAGAACGCAATACAGTTGGCAGTATCAGCCTCGGTGACTCCAATGTCAAATGTATATGCGCCTCCGTCATAAGCAACCGCGCCCTGAACTGGCAGCCAGTCACTACTCCAGTTAGAGGAACTACCCAGGTTAGCACTTAGGCGGAGTCCGTCCATTCCACCAAACATCGTTTCACGGGTCAGAGTGAAGGGGTTGACTGTGATATTGATTGTCTGAGCGTCAGACATACCGAATGGCCAGGCTGCACGCACCTTCATAGTATAACTTCCAGGTACGTTCTCCTGAATACCAACAATACCCGACTCACTCGATCGATTAAATGATCCAGGGGTGCCAGTGTAATCGTAGAAGTACCACACCAGACCAGGCCAACCAGCGTCGGCAGTTTGAGTCGCAGTAGCAGTCACACCCTGATCGACGGGGGCAGGATCGACCGGAGTCACGACAGGTTTCACCTCAAAATCATCCGAATTCAGATTTACTTTGAGGTCACCATAGGTTATTGAGTTAGTACTAGTTGTACCATCATTAACCAGAAACAAATCGTCGTCTGTTAGATTGGTAAGTGATTGTAGATCAGTTAGTTTCTTGTTTGCCATTGGTATGTGCTCGGTTTCAAATTTATTTATGACAACTCAATGAAGTCACCATCGGTTGTAACTATAAAGTCGGTTCCGTTATTATCCAAAAGGAGAGGAATGATACCAGGATCAATTCCACCATAATCCGCATTCCAGTTATAAAACTGGTTACCATATGCGTCAGTCTGAAGTGCAGACGAAGGTTGGAGGTTATCCTCAAAACAGCTTTCGTTATGTCTAACATATGCGTTCTGTCCCAACAATCCACCAGCAACCACCTCGTTGGCGGAGTTATGGCGAACATAGGGACTTGGTGTCCTAGGTGAGTTGTCACTATTACGCGCTTGCCAAGCCATGTTTCACACTCGTTTCTTTTATTTATCTTCTTTCTGTGCTTCCTTAAGCATCTTGATCATGTCAGCGGTAGTTCCAGTCATAAAGACATTGTTAGTTACACTGCCATTATTCACCTGAGACCCACCACCAGAAGTAGTTCTTTCTGCCTCAAGGTCTTTCTGTGTCTTATGAAGACCCTGCAGTTTATCCACCACATCCGCGAGATGCTTGGCACCGTTAAATGCCACCTCAAATGCGCGAGGATGATCACTCTGAGCGGCGACTTCCATCGCGCCATTCAGAGTTTCCTGCATCTTCTCGATGACATCATAAAGTTGCCCGCGAGAATACTCGTAGTCTTTCTCAACATCAGACTTCTGAGCCGGTTTCTCGATTGCGGAAGATTCAACGGGGGTGATGTCAACCACCTCCTCATCCTTTGTAACATTGAATGTTTCGTCTAGAGAATCGAATGGTTTAGTCATAATCAGAGCCCGAAGAAGTCAGAATCGGAAGTGTGTACATCTTCCAGTGTCTCTACAATCTCGTAGGGATCAGTCTCAGGATCAATCTCTTCTGGTGGAATTGGTGGTTCTTCAGTAGACTGAACTGCGGCACTGTAGCGAATCTCTGCAGGGCGGCGCTTGATGTCTGAACGATAATCGACCTTGACGGTGCGGATATCCTTCTGAACATTAACTGGACCGAACAGATATGTCTTCACTGTGAAACTAAGAGTCCACAAAAGTAGACGGCGTTGAGAGAAGTCACCCTCATATTCATCAACATAGTTGATACTATTCAAAACTACGGCGATGTCGCGCTCCTCATGAGTTTCCTCAATAACCTCAATGGAAATATTCAGAGAGGGATGGAATGAGGGGAGAATCTGCTCAATGATCTGAAGTCCGTCATTTTGATTCTTGGAAATAACGGCCAGTTCCACATTCAGGTTATAGGGAACCGGAACAAACTGAGAATATTGTACAGGTTGATTCTCGTTATCACTACCTGCAGTCGGGCGTGTCTTGGTAAACTGGGTGGGTACCAGTTTACGAGACGCATCATACTCAATGCCCTTGATCTCAAAGGACATATGTGGTAGCGACATTTGAATACCGGTACGCTCAGGTTGAGGTTCGGCAGCGATCATTGCCAGATACTTCGCCGTGGGCCCGTACTTGACAGGCACCTTAATGGTCTCTAGTTTGTCACCATCAGTCGATTCGCGCTTAATGAGAAGATTATTAAACAGGGAACCGAATGCAATGATCGATTTCCTGAATATGCTGTGGTAATAATAACGGCCGTGCAAAACTAATAACCTAACTTATGCTATCACTATTTAGCAATCGAGCGTTTGACCTTCCCACGGACGAATCCTTGTGGAATCTCACTTTCAGGAACTCTTCTGTTAATCACTCCATTATTGATCCACACTACTGGCGTTTCCCATTGTTTCCTAGCAGCAGCAGATAACTTTTTCTTGGTATCATCGGAGTGTGTTTTCCCATAGAATGGGTTCTTCTCTCCCATTCTCGCAGCAGACCATTTCTTGCTTAGTTCCTCAGGAACTCCATTCTTGAATCTTCTCTTTTGCCCCTTGGACATTCTCTCCCGTGTCTCATCAGTAATCTCTCTATTTGCCATATACTCAGAGCGCCAGGTGTTCATTGCCGCCTCACCCTCATCAGTCTTCCCAGCGAGCATATGATAAGCAATATAATCCTCATACTTGCCGTGTTCCAAGTATAAAGCAAGGTGAAGTTCTGCGTGCTCTTCAATAGAAACCAATACAAGGTTAGATGGGTCATCAGACCCACCCATATGCCTTGGTACTATGTGATGTTTATGTTTCATAAGACCATTATAACATATTGTTTAGCTGAAACCAAATGGGTTGTCATCAGCGGGGTCAACAATCTTAATCTGGTCGAACTCTTTCTGCAATTCTGTGTTGTCTGTGAATGCCACGCGGGCATCATCAGCAGCAGTAGTCAACCAAGAAGCACCAGAATCCTCACCAACGATAAGAACATTAGCAAGTTTGTTGACGATCACATCGTACTCTGTAGCGCTGTCGGTACGATCTTCCTGTTCTGGATCCATATTACTAATATCACCCACCTTGAGTTTCAGGTTGGGGAGATCCCAGTTCAGAACAGTTCCACTGACGGTATCTACACCTTCAAGGTATCCGAGGTCATTATAGAAACGGAATGGATCGATGGGATCAGGGATCTCGGTGGTTGGTGACTCAACATCAGAGACATCATAGATAGTGACCTTCTCACGAAGCGTGAAGGTACCATCACCACCTGATGCAAGTGTAAACTCAATCTTGGGATAATCCACTTCTTCTCTCGTGTCATCAATGTCGTCATATCCAGTATCGAAAGTCTCACCTGAGTATTCAAAGCGTTCACATTGGATCTCAAAGATGTACCCACGACCCAAAGTAAAGAAGGGTTGCTCGAACTCGACGTATTTAATTTCGAAAATACTATCATCAAATGGGAAGTAGATTAGATCTCCTTCCTTAGGGCGGGCATCAGTCTGACCCTCAAGGTGATCCAGGTCAGCACCACCATTTTGCTCCCTATATAGTTTCTCAATAAAGGGAGAATATGAGGCAACAAACTGACTGCGAGACATCTGTAGAGTGATAGTATCACTAGAACGAACACCAAACTTCGTCAGCAGTTCCATACTTTGATCGTATCCATCAAACGAACGAACATACATTGGAATAGGAAGTGCCAACTCAAAGGCAGACTTACTACTCTCGTGTAATATTTTATCCAAGTTGATATTCTTTCTCGGCATATAAAGAATATCC